AGCGTGGGGCTCGCACAATCCAGTCTGCAATAGATGTAGAGCGCGCAGCTGCTCAAAACTCAGCAAATCCACAACCTGCTGGCTTCCTAAAGAACTCTGGCGCTGACTTGCCACCTGCAGAGGTTCAAGGACTTATCGCAGCTTGGAAGCGTGCCCGTCAGAATAATTCAACAGCATATTTGACATCAACTCTGGATTACTCTCCAGTAGCCTTCTCGCCAAAGGACATGATGTACAACGAGGCTATCCAAAACCTCTCAACTCAAATCGCTCGTACTATGAATGTACCTGCCTATTACCTTTCAGCAGATCAGAACACCACAATGACTTATGCCAATGTGCAGGATGAGCGCAAGCAGTTCTACGCTCTATCTATCGAGCCTTACATTAAGGCTATCGAGTCTCGCCTTTCAATGGATGACATCTCAACAGCAGGGCATGAGGTTAAGTTCGCTGTAGCGGATACCTTCCTCAAGCAAGACCCACTTGTTGAAATTCAGGTAATCGAGAAGCTCCTGACTCTAGGACTTATCACATTAGAGCAAGCAATGGAAATGACGGACCTAACACCTAACGGATCAGAAGGTATGAGCTAATGCAACAACTAATCATCGAAGCAGCCTCTATTGAGTGCAGCGAAGAACGCCGTGAAATATCAGGCAAAATTGTGCCAATGGGAACAGGCGAAGTGGGACACACCAATATGGGTGGAGTCGTATTCGAGGCAGGGTCTATAGATGTTTCAGACATCTCAAAGATTAAGTTGCTATCACAGCACGACATGAAGAAGCCAGTAGGTCGCATGACCGCCGCTGAGGTTCGCCCAGACGGTATTTACGCAACCTTCAAGCTCTCACGCTCTACAGGCGGAAACGATGCTCTTATCCAAGCACAGGAAGGACTCGTAAGCGGTCTTTCAGTAGGTGCAGAGGTAATCGCATCAAAGCCTTCACGCGATGGACACATTATCGTCTCATCAGCCAAGTTAAAAGAAGTTTCTCTAGTAACAGAGCCAGCCTTTAAGTCTGCTCAGGTGTTAGAGATCGCGGCAGAGGAAGTCATCCCTGCCGAGGAAACCCAACCAGAAAGCGAGCCAGTCGTGGAAGAAACCACTACACCGGTAGAAGCTCCAGCAGTTGAAGCAGCAGCAGTCGAAGCCGCTCGCCCAACAGTTGTTGCTAACCTTCAGGTGAGAGAGCGCACAGCGCCAATCTCATCAGCACAATATCTCGAAGCATCTATGAAAGCAGCTCTAGGCGATGACGAAGCTCGTCGTACAGTTCGTGCAGCAGATGACTCAACATCAACAAACACAGGCTTGACACTACCGTCACACCTCAACACATTCATCACAGATACATTCTCTGGACGTCCAGCATTTGAGGCTGCAACTCGCGGCTCACTCGCAGGAATTGACGGAATGTCATTCACCGTGCCCCGACTTTATACCAATGCGACTTCAGCAGATGTAGCACCAACAGTTGCAGACACAAACGAAGGCTCAGCACCATCTGAGACAGGCATGACTTCTGCATACGACACAATCTCAATCAACAAGTTCTCAGGACTACAGCGCGTTTCATTCGAGCTTGTAGATCGTTCATCTCCAGCGTTCATGGAGCTAATGATGGCTGAGCTTCGCAAGGCATACGAGAAGGCTACAGATGCAGCTCTCCTCGCAGCGTTTATCGCTGACGGAACAACTGCAGCAACAACAGCAGCAACAGCAGCTGGCTTGCAGTCATTCGTGTCAGTAGAAGGCGCAGCAGCATACAAGGGTACTGGCGGAGACTTCGCTAACAAGCTTGTTGCTTCAACTGACCAATGGGCAGCTATCGCAGGATATGCTGACTCAACAGGTCGCGCACTTTACTCAGCACAAGGCGCAACACAGAACGCATCAGGCAACGCAGTTGCTACAAGCGTTGTAGGCGGCGTACTTGGAACTGACCTCATCGTAGATCACAACATTGCAGCATCAGGCATCGTTGATAACTCAGCGTTCCTCGTTGCTCCATCATCTGTGTACACATGGGAGTCACCAACTACACAACTTCGCGTTAATGTTCTTACATCAGGCGAAATCGAAATCAACCTATACGGATACCTCGCAATCTACTTGGCTAAGTCAGGTAAGGGCGTTCGTAAGTTCAACCTAACTTAATTAGTTAGCACTTAAGTCGCTGGTGGGGGTAGCGGAGCCCTTCTACCCTCACCAGTCTTTAGGAAAGGAAACAAATGTCTCTTACAACAGTTGCAGAGCTTCGCACAGCTCTCGGTGTCGGCACTCTATACGCTGATGCAACTTTGCAAGAAGTCTGCGATGCTGCAGACAATGTGTTGTTGCCTTTCCTATGGACTAATACAAACTCCAATGTAGGTCACAGCAACACGACCAACACAGGCACTTTGTACTTCGATTTCCCAGTTCAAGACATTTACTATGTCGGTCAGACCGTCACCATTACTGGCAACGGCTCAAAGCATAACGGATCTAAGACCCTTACAGGCGTTGGTCTAGACACCATCACTTATGCCATCACAGGTAACAACAACACAGCAGCGCCTTACCACCCAGTCAATCCCTTTGGCTTGGTAGCGGCAGACACTTATGTGGATTACACAACTGTTCCAGCAATTCAAGAAGCAGCTCTTATGATTTCTATAGACATCTGGCAGAGCCGTCAAGCGCCTTCAAGCGGAGGAGTAACAATAGATGGATTTGCACCAAGCCCTTATCGCATGGGCAATACTTTGCTTGCCCGTGTTCGCGGCTTGCTTGCTCCATATCTTGACCCTCGTTCAATGGTGGGCTGATGACTGTTGCGCTAACGACACTCCGGACAACAATAGCGACTGCGCTTGTAGATAACACAAAGTATTCAACCTTTGCGTTCCCACCTGCCACGCCTATTGCTAACTCGGTAATCGTTAGCCCGTCAGATCCTTATCTAGAGCCACAAAACAACTCTTACAACACGATTAGCCCAATGGCTAACTTCTCTATTGTGATGCTAGTTCCCTTGCTCGATAATGAGGGTAACCTAAATGGAATTGAAGATATGGTGGTTGCTGTATTCAACAAACTATCAGCATCTTCTATCGTCTATAAGGTCGGCAGCGTGAGCGCACCAAGCGTTCTCAATGCCGTCTCAGGCGATTTACTCACCTGCTCAATGCAGGTGTCTGTTCTAACGAGTTGGAGTTAATCATGTCCGATTATGACAAAGAGCTGGAAGCCTTCCTCATCAAGGTCGGACAAATCCAGCCAGTAGCACCAGCACCAAAACCAGCAACCAAGAAGGATGAGGAATAAATCATGGCAGTTTATATGAACAATGGCTGCGTAGTCACCGTTTCAGCGGTAGATCTATCAGACCATGTTACAAGCGTAACTCTTAACCGTTCATTCGATGAGCTTGAGGTTACAGCAATGGGTGACTCAGGTCACAAGTTCGTTAAGGGTCTAGAGGCTTCATCAGTCACTATTGACTTCCTCAACGACAACGCAACAGGCGAAGTTTTACAGACTCTACAGACAGCATGGGGAACCAACGCGACTGTAACTCTCAAGGCTACATCTGCAGCGACATCTGCTACAAACCCACTTTACACATTCACAGCTCTTATCAACAACACAACCGACATCAACGGCGCAGTTGGCGATCTATCAACACAGAGCGTTACTTGGAATGTATCCGGTACAGTAGTAGTCACAACAGCGTAATCAAACAAAGGGGCTAAAAATGGCAAAACTCAAAGTAACAAGGGCTGACGGTTCTACAACCGATTATGAGATAACTCCGGTTATCGAGTACGCCTTTGAGCAAGCTAAGAACAAAGGTTTCCATAAGGCACTCATTGAAGATCAGAAGCAATCTGATGTTTATTGGCTTTGCTGGGAAGCAATCCGCCGTAGTGGTGAAACGGTCAAGCCGTTTGGTGAGGACTTTATCTCAACGCTTAAAGCTGTTGAGGTTCTAGAGTCTGACCCTTTAGGCTAGAGCGAGAGTCCATCACCATGCTCGTGGCTCGTTTGAGCCTAGAGACTGGACTTTCGCCCCAAACTTTATTAGACCTAGATAGCAGAATGTTTAGGGCTTTACTGCAAGCGATGAAAGACAGAGCAAAGGAGCAGCAAGATGTCAGTAAGTCTAGACGGCGCTCCTAAGCTTCGTCTGGCTATGAAGAAGTTTCCAACAGAGCTTGATAAAGAAACTAAGAAAAACATCAGGGCTGTTCTTGCTTCTGTTACTGGCAGGGCTAAAGGCTACCTTCCTTCTAATGGGCAAATGCTTTCAGGCTGGACTAACTCGGCTTCCTCAGAGGATACAGCCAAATACAGAGCCTTTCCTAAATACGATCAAGGTGCAGCCATTAGAGGCATCAAGACAAGCACTAAGCCATCTAAGCCAAGTCGCAATGGTTGGACATCCCTTGTAAGCATTGCTAACTCAAACGCCGGTGGCGCTATCTATGAGACTGCAGGGCGCAAGAACCCTAACGGTCAGCCAGTCTTCCAGCGCACTAAGTTCACTCCTCCTACTTACCGTGAAGATGGCAAGGCGTATAACAAGTCTCTTAACCCTAATGCTGGCAAGCAGTTTGTAGATCGTCTTAACGCTACTGGACGGCTTGTTAATGCTAGAGAGCAAGGCTTGGTAGGTCGAGGAACTCGCAAGCTGACTGGTCGCGTAATCTTTAGGGCGTGGGCAGAAGATGGCGGCAAGGCTAACGCTGCAGTTATTAAAGCCGTTGAAAAGGTGTCAAACAAACTTAATAGAGGTGGCGCGTAATGGCTAATGTAAAAATTAACATCCTTACCGAGTTCTTAGGTAAAGGCTTAAAGGAAGCCGATAAGAGCGTTAAGAGCTTTGAGAAGTCCGTTAAGAGTGTCAGTTACCTCTTTGGTGGAGGCTATTTAGGAGCTAAGGTTCTCGCCTTCTCCAAGAGTGCAGTTAAGGCTTTCGCGGCAGACGATAAGGCTGCTCAGGTTCTTACTCGCACACTCAGCAATCTAGGCTTAGCCTTCTCTGATCTTAATGTCCAGAAGTTCATCTCAGACATCCAGAAGGAAACCGGCGTACTTGATGACAAGCTACGCCCTGCTTTCCAGAAGTTATTAACTACTACTGGCTCTGTTGTAGAGTCACAGAAAATTCTCCGCACCGCGCTTGACCTCTCGGCCGCTTCTGGTGTGGATCTCAACACCGTTGCCGGTGACCTCTCAAAGGCATACGCAGGGCAGACCAGAGGCATAACCAAGTATGGCTTAGGACTTAGCGCAGCTGAGTTAAAGGCTATGAGCTTCCTAGAAATTCAGGAGAAGATTAACAAAGCTTTTGGCGGTCAAGCAGCTGCAGTAGCAGATACCTACGCTGGAAAGATAGACAAGCTCAATGTTCTCTTTGCTGACTTTAATGAGTCTGTAGGTAAGAGCCTTCTCAACAGCTTAGACAATCTCTCAGGTCAGCAGGGTGGTGGGCTATCTTGGATGGAGCGCCGCCTCGATGCTTTAAGTGCTTCGCTCAACCGCGCCACAGACAACTTCAGCCGCTTTGGTGGTGCTATCGGTCTTGCGTTTAGAGGTCAAGGCGCAGCAGCAGCAGACCTACTTAACCAACCTCAAGGCGGAAAGAAGCCAGCCTACACAGGCGCTATACCATCCATCCAGTCTGAGTTAGCAATCAAGGTTGCTGAGGATTACCTCAAGAAGTTACGCGATGAATACAAGGCATCTCAGAAGATTACCAACGAGAAGAAGAAGCAACTAGCCTTAGACAAGGCAAAGGCAAGCCTCGCTAAGGCTCAGGCTAACTTTGACATTACCAAGATTAACCTAGCGGCAGCCCTCAAGGGTAAAGTTACAGAGGAAGAAAAAATCCGTTTGATGGCTCTGCAAGCCATTGAAAACGAGAACGGTGATCTAGCCCTTTCATGGATAGCCAAGCTAGATGCAGCTCGCAAGAAGGCTGCAGAGGATGAGGCAGCCCGTCAGGAAAACCTTATAGCAAGCATCCAAGCTCGCATGAATGTCATCATGGCTTTGCAGGATCGCGTGAACGCCAAGATAGCTGGCAATACCATAAGCGCTCAAGCAGCGACAGTAAGTGATGTTCAATCTCGCATGGACACTATCTCAGCCCTTCAAGCTAGAGTGGATGCTAAAGCCGCTGGCAATCAGGTTATTGTAAATGTCGCTGGTAGCGTTATCTCACAGCAAGAACTTGTAGGCGCTGTTCGTGATGGCTTACTCAATGACAGCCTCTCAGCCAAGCAAGCCAATGTGAACC